ATTCAAACCTACAAAAATTATAGTTTGTTGGGAAGGTGGAGGAAGCGCGCGTCGCCGAAGAATCTTACCTGAATATAAAATGAATCGAAAGCCTATTAAGCTGAATAGATCTATGATTTACGATGATATTCCAAACACCAAAGAAAATTTTAATTATCAAATCGAACAGACTATCAGGCTGCTAGACAACCTCCCAGTACACCAAATGTATGTTAACGAATGCGAAGCCGACGATATAATAGGTTATATTGCAAGATATAAATTTCCAGATCGAAAAAAAATCATAATCAGCATGGACCAAGATTTGCATCAACTTATTAGTGAAAATTGTGTTCAATATTCTCCAGCTTCGAAAAAAATATTAGATTCGAATTATGTCCTAGAAAGATATGGAATAACTGTTGAAAACTTTATTACTGCAAGGACATTTATTGGGGATACATCTGATGGTATACCTGGTATAAAAGGTGCAGGTTTTAAGTCATTAGTAAAACGGTTTCCAGAACTAACGGGAAAAGAATTTGTTAGTGTCGACGACATACTTAATAAGTGTTCGGAGCTTTGTTTGGATAAACCCCTAAAAATGTACCAACGAATGCTAGAAAGTCCCGAGACAGCCCGTAGGAATTGGAAACTTATGTACCTAGATGTTAGTAATTTATCTGCAGAACATATAAAAAATCTAGAATACAGTTTGGGAAATTATAAGCAAAACCGAGATAAACTAGCTTTGATGAAAATAGTTCTTGCGGAGGGCATTGATATACCTCGAGGCCTGGACGTCGATAGACTTTATATGAGAATTAATTCAGTTATAACCAGAGAGGAGTAAAAAAATATGTCAGCCGCAATCGCCCACCCAACCACCGGTAATTCTTTCAGTAAATATGGAAAAATGTTCCAAGAAAAAATCTTTCAAGGACTAGCAACAGATAAAGACTGGGCTGCTCAAATGCATGAAGTTATGCAGCCAGACTATTTCGATCTAAAATATCTTCAGTATTTGTGTGGTAAGTATTTTACGTACTTCGATGATTATCGTTGTTTCCCAACAATGCAGCTTTTGATTCAGATAATCAGAGATGACTTAAAAAAAGAATCTGCTGATGTTTTGCTGAGAGATCAAATCATTGCATTCTTACAAAGAATGCGAATGAACCAAAACCCAGAAGATTTGCCTTATGTTAAAGAGCAATCTTTGGAATTCTGCAAACGCCAAGCTTTTAAAGAGGCTTTGACTCAAGCGGTTGAATTGGTACAAGACGGTGATTTTGATCCAGTTGTTGATCTTATGAGGAAAGCGGTTTCTGTCGGCATGCCCTCTTCTATTGGGCATGATTTTTTCGAAGATCTCGAAGCACGTTTTCATGAGATCCAAAGGATAACATCTCCAACGGGGATTGCAGAACTTGATTGCAAAGATGTCCTAGACGGCGGCCTAGGCCGCGGAGAGCTTGGTGTTGTTGTAGCCCCAACTGGCGTTGGAAAATCTCATTGGCTTGTAGCAATGGGTTGCGAAGCCCTTAAAAGAGGCAAAACGGTTGTTCATTATACTTTTGAATTATCGGAAACGCTAACTGGAAAAAGATATGATGCAAACATATGTAATATTGATTGTAGCGATTTGTTAGACCATAAAGAAAAAGTAATTAAAACCTACGAAGACGGAGAATTTGGCAATTTGATTATCAAGTATTATCCTACTAGAACTGCAAGCGTCAATACGATCCGAAACCATTTAGAGAAATTAAAGCTTAGAAACTATTGGCCATCATTAGTAATCATCGACTATGCTGATGTAATGAAATCTACTAGGCAATATGATGCTCTGCGCCTAGAACTCCAACTAATATATGAAGAACTTCGCCAATTGGCCGCCGATTTTAATGTTCCCTTATGGACAGCCTCTCAGTCCAATCGAGCAGGAGCCCGAGAGGAAATAGTTGGGTTAGAAAACATGGGTGAGGCTTATGGAAAAGCACAAGTTTCAGACGTTGTTGTCGGTCTAAGCAGAAAACCTGAAGAAAAAGCCAGCGGATACGGAAGACTTTTCGTCGCTAAAAACAGAGCGGGAATGGATGGGATACAACTTCCTCTTAGAATAGATACTGCTCAATCAAAATTCCGCGTATTGAAAGAATCAGAAACTGAAAAATATGAAATGACTTGTGATCCTAAGAAAACGCTTAATAAAGTCTGGGAAAAAGTCAAAGCCGCAAAGGAGGAATATGATGACAAGCTATAATAAATCAGATGTAGTGAAAGCTACTTTGGATTATTTCGATGGGGATGAATTAGCAACGAATGTTTGGGTTACAAAATATGCGTTGAGGGATTTAGAAGATAATTATTATGAAAAATCCCCAATTGATATGCACCGTCGGCTAGCAAAAGAGTTTGCAAGGATCGAAGCAAAATATGACAATCCAATGTCGGAAGATGAGATATTTTCTCTCTTCCATAAGTTTAAATATGTAGTTCCTCAAGGGTCTCCTATGAGTGGCATTGGGAACCCTCATCAGGTACAATCTATCTCTAATTGTTTTGTAATTGATTCCCCCAAAGACAGTTATGGCGGAATATTACATACTGATCAACAACAAGTCCAAATTATGAAAAGAAGAGGAGGTGTTGGATTTGATATAAGCAACCTTAGACCCAGAGGCCAAATCTGCGAAAACGCTGCAAGAACTACAGATGGTATCGAACTCTTCATGGAACGTTTTTCAAATAGTTGCCGGGAAGTTGCCCAAGGCGGCCGCCGCGGCGCACTCATGCTTAGTATTGATGTACACCACCCTCAAGTGATGGATTTTATTAAAATTAAACAAGATCTCAAAAAAGTAACAGGAGCAAACATCTCAGTCAGAGTCTCAGATGAATTTATGAACGCTGTAAAGGATAACACAGATTATCAGCAAAGATGGCCTGTAGATTCAGATTCGCCTGAGATTATTGAATATGTCAACGCTAGTGAGGTCTGGGACAAATTGATAGAGTGTGCCCACGCTAGCGCAGAGCCTGGAGTATTGTTTTGGGACACAGCTATCAAAAATACACCATCTGATTTATATTCGGATTTTGGTTTTGGATCAACATCCACTAATCCATGTGGAGAGATAATCCTATCTCCCGGGGATTCCTGTCGGTTGATGTTAGTCAATCTTACAGGTTTTATTGAAGACCCATGGACCTCATATGCTAAATTTAATACAGAAAAATATGTGCAAGTAGTACAAAAAGCTCAGCGCTTGATGGACGACATGATTGATTTAGAACTGGAACAAATCGATAAGATTCTAGAAAAAATAAAAACAGACCCAGAGCCAAGCAGCATTAAAAAAATAGAATGTGATTTATGGTCTTTTATAAAAGATAGAGCTATTCAAGGTCGACGCACTGGTTTAGGAGTCACCGGTGTTGGAGATGCCGTCGCAATGCTTCAGCAATCCTATGGTTCCGAAGAAAGCATTTCTACAGTTGAACACTTTTACAAAAACTTGGCCATTGGTTCTTATACTGAATCTATTAATTTAGCGGAGGAAAGAGGATCTTTTCCAATCTGTCATATCGCTAGGGAGAAAAATCACACGTTTTTAAGTAGAATTATAAATGAATTAGATGATGAAACCCGAGAGAAATATAATATTTTTGGAAGAAGAAACATCGCTAATACAACCACAGCCCCGGCCGGTTCTGTTTCTTGTTTAACTCAAACCACTTCTGGAATTGAGCCGGCATTTATGCTACATTATAAAAGAAGAAGAAAAATCAATCCCCAAGAAAAAGATGCAAAGATAGATTTTACTGATGATTTAGGAGACAATTGGCAGGAATATATAGTATACCACCACAAATTTAAAGACTGGATGCATTCATTGTCGGCGCCAGATGCTCTAGAAAATTTTACTACGGAGCAACTAGTCGAGCTAAGTCCTTATAGTCAATCTACTGCTAACGAAATTAATTGGGTAAATAAGGTTTGGATCCAAGCCGCTGCCCAAAAGTGGGTTTGTCATGCGATATCCAATACAACAAATCTTCCAGCAGATGTTG